GCGAGAGAGACCCGTCGAGGGTCAGCGTTCGGCTCCGGGGACGGCTGCGTGGCGAGTGTCTGCCGCAGCACGTCGCCACCGGAGAGGCGCAACCCACCAAGGGTGGATTCAACCGCGTCAGCAACCGCGAGCGCGTCAAACGTCGTCGCGCCGACACACGTGATGAGCACCCGATCAATGCGGCTCGAGGACGACCCCGACACGCGGGTATAGGCGTGAAAGCCAGGAGACGGCCACAGAACCGCCGCCTTCCCAACGACCCCACCATCACTCGGCAAGTCATCGGCAGGGCCATCAACGGCATAGACGCCCGCAGCGATGAGCGCAGCCTTGATCTCGGTGTGCACCGAAGTCACGGTGGGGCGCGGCATCACAACTCCCGCGCCATCTTGTCTGCGAGCTTCTCCAGTTCGCGCCCCAACTCCGGCTGCCACTGCTCAAACGCCGGCAGCATGAACGGGTGAGGACGCATCTTCGACGTGCCAAACTCTTGGAACCGGGCGTAGTAGAGGTCCGTTTCTACCGCCGCCCGCAACTCCCCGCCGCGAGATGACACCCGTAGGCTGCTCCGCAGATCCCCAGAGTCCACGCCGGCATGAGCCTGAGCCGTCCGCAACGCACCCTGGGCTACGCGGTCGACAGCCTTCCGGCCGTCCGACTCCAGACCACCCGCAGCGATCCGCAGCGCCCGCGCAAACCTCGAAAACTCCGCGCCCGCGCTCACTGCAGCCACCGACACTCAAGGTGACGCTCCACGACATGCGAACCAGTCACTGCATGGCTCACCCACATGACCGCGTCCAGCAAGGAGGGGTCCGTCATCGGCCCGACCGCCGTGACCGCCACACGGTCGTCAGGCTCAACACCGACCACAGATGCAGGCAGATACACGGACGGTTCGACCCGAGTCACCGTCTCATCGGTGACGATCGACCGACCTGACGCGGCACCATCGTCCACGTCACACACTGATTCGGCGACGACAGGCACCCACGTCGTGACCGTCTTCTGAGCCACTTCATCCCATGTCGAGGTTGCCCGCTCAATGGTGCAGCGGTCCAGCATCATCGACTCAGCATTGGCGCGCATCACCGGCAGCGCGGCGTCAATAACGGGGCCGATCACCGAAGGTCCGACAGTCGGTAGCGATCAAGAACGGTGCGCCGCTGCTCGGTCTCAGCGTCGATGTCGAAACTCACCTGATAGGCGCGATTCGTCACCTGAGAGACACGCGATGACTGGCTGTCGGTGGCAAGCTCGACGAGCGCACCGAGCAGGTCTGCCGGCCAATCCTCGAAGCCGTGCCGCATCGTGGCCGTCACGCCCCGCAGGCGACACGTCCACGATCCCCGGACGAACCCCGCCGCGGACCATTCCGGGTTGCTGACGGCCGCGCCGTCGTTCGTGATCGAGACGAGGTAAACGAGTCGGAGCGTTGGCAGCATCTGCACGGCGCAACCGGACCCGTCGACCGTCACCTCTTCGTCAACCTCGGGCGCGATGTGCCACCCGCAGTATTCACGCACCGACGCAACGGTCTGCGCCCAGCGGGACGCGTCAACGCCCGAGGGTGCAGGCGGAAGCGAATGCGTCGGCATGGGGAAAGGTCAGCCCTTCGCCTCGGTGCGGCTCTTGGCAACGGCCTTGTTCGCGGCCGCACGCTCAGCGAAGGTCGAGCCCATGATGGATGGGACCTTCACAGGCGGCTTGGGCACGTCGGGAGTCACCTCGTCGGGGACGTCCACGGCCTTCGGCTGGGGATTGGTCTCTGCTGACTTGCGTGCGGACATGATCGGCGATCTCCTTCGGGGATGGGCGGAACTTCGTTGTCAGGGCTGCACGGGTGGGCGGCACACCTAGGAGCCGCCCACCCGTGCGGTTGCGGATCAGACCGCGGTGACCGAGCAGAACGCCTGCGGGTCGAGGACACCGAACGCGGCACGCATCTCCGCGAGGATCGCGAGCAGGTTGCGGACGAAGAAGTCCGCGTGCTGGTCGCTGACCATCACGTTGACGCCCTCGCGCTCCCAGAGGACCGCCTGACGGAAGTCGCCGACGAGCGCGGTGTTCTCGGTGACGCCCTCGGACACGACGACCCTCAGGCCCCACAGCTGGTTGAGCTGGTCGACCGAGGCGGCGGGGTCGCTGATGAGGTACTTGCCCGAGCTGTCCTTCGCGGTGAGGAAGCCGGCCGAGTACCAGTCGTTCGGGTGCACGACCAGCGCGTTCGGGCGACGACGACCCGTGACCCGGACGGTGCGGATCGCATCCACGATCGCGTCGATGTCCGTACCCGCCGAGCCCACGGTCGAGATGCCCGAGTTCAGGATGCCGGTGAAGTTCTCGCCCGACCCGGAACCCGTGAGCATCTGGTCCTCGAGCTCCTCGTTGAGGCCGTAGCGCAGGAAGTTGTCGATCAGGGTGCGGATCTGACCCGCATCGGACGCGGCCCGCTTCGTGATCGGCAGCCAGTGCGCGATCGTCTTGACGGTGGTCGAGACGACCTCGAGGTCCAGCCCGGACTCCGGCTTGTACCCGCCGCCGGCGGCGGGGACGAGAGCACCCGCAGTGCCGGGCGCGGTCGGCGCGGCAGCCGTGGTGGCCTCCGCGACAGGGGCCGCGTTGTTGGTCTTGCTGGTGACCCGGACGTACTCGACGGTGTCGCTGGTCGTGGACCCCTTGGTCACGAGGTCGTAGACCGTGAGCTCCCGCTCACCGACGAGGTCGATGGTCGGGCCGTAGCGGTCGTTCACCACGAACGCACCACCGGAGGTGGACGAGGCTCCCGTGACGAGCGCCTTCACATCCGCCGAGAACGGGCCGGACTGCAGGCCCTTCACGGTGGACGGGATGATGCCATCGCGGCCGGCGTACCGCCCGATGAAGTCCTTGTAGGAGTCGGACTCGACGAACATCTCACCGAAGGTCTTGCCCTGGGTGTCCATCGGCAGGCCGGTGACCGTCAGCGACGGACCCTTCGCACTCTCGCCCGATGCGTCGCCGGTGAGGGCGGCCATGAACGCCTTCGCGTCCTTGAGCGCCCCAGCGGCCTCGGCCTCGGCCTCGACCTGACCCTTGAGGTCCTTGATCTCCTCCATGCGGGACTTGAGGTTGCTCATGTCCTCGCCGGAGAGGGGAGCGTCCGCAGCGTCCAGCTGGTCGCTGAACTCCTGCAAGCTCTTGACGGCGGCTTCGAGCCGCTGACGTGCGTTGCTCATGTGCTTGCCCTTTCTCGTGGCATAGCGAGACGCCCGAACACCTGCTGTGGTCGGGTCATCGGATGGGTGGGTGCTACTCGGTGGCGAGCAGCGTGAGCCGTGCGCGGGTCAGCGCAGCGGCGACCACCTCGCTTGCCAGCGACTTACCGGACTCGTCGTCGGGGGTCGCGGGGGCTTCGGTGGTTGCGGCGTCGTCGGCGCACTTGGCGCCGTTGTCGACCGCAAGATCATGGATGGCCTGCAAGCGCTCAGCGTCCTTCGACGAGTTGCGGGAGCCGGCCTTCAGGTAGGCATCGAACGACTTCGCCATCAGGACCGCAGCCTCACGGTTCGACGGCACCGACACGAACGACCCTTCGAGGAGTTCGCCGCTCGTGATGTGCGGAATGCCGTCCTCACCGTCCTTGCGGGATGCGCTCATGAACCCGACCGACGTGTGTCCGATGATGCCCTCGGCCACGAGAGTTCGGATCTCCTGCGCCCTGGGCGTCGAGGCGTAGACCCCGCGAGCCTTGAGCACGTCGCCGTCATAGAACGGGACGCCTCGCCCGATCGGGTCGTGGAAGTCGTGGAAGGCGTGGAATGGGATCGACTCCGGCAGTGGCTCGAAAGCCCGTGCCTCGATGACCTCGCCGTCACGGTCGACCGTCGCGGCGGACAGAACCACCTCAAACTCGCCGTTCGGGTTTTCCGAGTCCAGCGACTTCACCGCCGCGAACGCATAGGACTTCTTCACGCTTGGCTCCTTGCCTTGATGAGCGCCTTCAGGTGGGTCGTGTCGTTGGCCAGTGCAAGGGCTTCGGTGACCACTGCCACCGACGCGCTCGGGAGCCCGTCGCACAGTTGCGCCGGGTCCACTTGGTCGAGAGATGACTGCCAGCCGAGACGGCCCATGACCGCCCGGACGTCACCGACAGACAGCAGCGCCACAGGCGCGCTCTCCGACGCAGAGCCCTGGACCTGCTGCGCCACGAGACTGTCGATCGCGTCCAGTGGCATGGTCGCCGTGTTGAGGAAGATACGATCCGTCCCCTCAATGAAGGGCAGGTTCTCCATCTTCCGCTTCTCAGCAATAGTCATGTGAGTGGCCTTGGCCAGCGCATCCTGTCGAGCCTCAAAAGCCCCGCGCAAAACCTCATCCATCAGGAACTCGGCATACACCGGGTCATCCGGCCAGTCGACGGCCCGCAGGTCGGTCTCCACCGCGGCCTCATACTCGGGCAGGACCCCGCCCATCGTGTCGCGGTACATGGACCGCATCTGCTCGGTGATGTTCGAGAACGTCGCCCGGTCCAAGATGTGGACCACAGGTGGCGGCACATCGAAAGCAGCGCACACCTCCTCGCGGTTCAACTTCCGCGTCTCGATGTACTGCGCCTCCTCAGCCGTCAAAGTCGCGGGGTGAGGCTCTAGGCCCTCTTCGAGGATCATGGTGCCGCCGGTCCGGGCGGCGCCGGCATGCATCGAATCAACCTGGGCGCGCAACCGCTGCTGCGCCGGCTCACTGAGGTTCTTCGGGTGCTTCAAAAACAGGCCCGGACGCGCTCCCCGCTCCCAAAACGACGACGTAGCCGCCCGCGCCGCCCACTCGTTCTCCAACGTCGCCCGCAGTGGCTCAAGTGGCGACATCCCGCGAGTGAGACTGTCCGGGTTGTAACCCTTGAAGATCACCAAGTCTTCACGCGGAATGTCACGCAGGGTCAGTGTGCCGTTGTCGAAGGTCCAGCCGCCCTCAGAGCTCATCCCGCTCGGATGCAGGGGAAACAGTGCCACGACATTGCCGCGCCGGTCACGCGACTTGAACCAGAACGCCTCACCGAAAGTGTTGCGGGTGCTCGACGTCCAGATCCACAGCGAGTGCGCTGACATCGCCGGATTCGGCCGCGCCAACAACCGCGCCATCGGGTGACCATCAGCCTTCGGCCGGTTGAGCTCGTTGCGCTCGTAAACCGGGAACGGCAACCGCGCCTGAGCCCTCGCCAACTTGTTGACGAGGATGGTGACCCACAACTGACCGCGGTACATCTGAGAGTACGCGGTCGGGTAGATCAACCCGGCCGTGGACATCTTCGGGAAATACGTCGGAGAACCTGCCAGGAGGGGCGTCTTCGTCACGAGTGACCCGTTACTCACGAACACGCGCTACCTCCTCTCAGTCAGGGGCGTTGGAGGTAGGCGACATCGGCCAGTAGGACGATGACCTCACCATCAAGGGAAAGATCGGTGCGGTTCTCGCCAGCGCCAAGCGCCGACGCGTTGCGGATAACCAATGCCCGCGAGTCGTTCGACCACAGCACGCCAGCGAAGGATTCCCCGGACTTGAGGGTCACGACGACCCGATCTCGCCAACGGTTCTTCAGGACCAGGTTGCTGAACATCACAGCGTCAACGCTCCTCGGGACTCGTAGACCGACGCCGTGCGCTCTCCGGCCTTCCACGCGGCCAACGTGACCGCTTCGAGCAAAGAGATGTCGCCGCCTTTACGTCCGAATGCGCGACGGTCACCGACCGTGCGCCAAGGCGCGGCCAAGACCGACTCAGTCAGTCCCTTGTCGCCCGGATGGACGAGTGCGGCGTCTTCCACGAGTCTCCACAAGCCCTCGCAGGCGTCGACCCAGTCCGCCGAATCTGCCTCGGTGACGTCAACGCCCGCCTCGACAAGATCAGGGATGAGGTACGCCAGCGGCCCCCGCTTGGCGACCACAACCGCGCACTGCTGCGCCGACTGAATCCGTGCAGCCTCAGCGACAAGCCACTTCTGGCCACGACGACGATCCACCGGAGCCACCGCCACCCGACCGTCATCCAAGACCGCAGCCGCGCCAATCGACCCGTACAGCCCATCCGGAGTGCCGCCAAGCCCGAAGTGGC